CTCACCTCCGTTATTCATAGTTGAAAATCCCCTCGATTCTTTTTTACTAAAATTGGGCAATAGTCCTCCCACAACTGATATTATCTCCGGATTTTGAATCGCTTCCTTTAAACTTTTTTTCTGTATCATAATCGTAATTTTTTAGTTTCTTTTAATTAATAAGTGAACGTATTACTAATTCTAGTGAACCACTTTCGTATTCAAAGTGGTCAAAGTTTTCAATGAAGCCTCTGAAGTAATATCCCGAAACCTCATTTTGATTTAAAAAGGTAACAGATAAATATGTACCTTGTGACATGTGTACAGTCTTAATTATTTTAGAAAGTACATTAGAAGGCTTTTTATTGATGAAATATGCTGTAGGGAGTATATTTCGGTCTGATGAATTAAAATTAATCGTACCAGATGTCCCCATACAATAGAACCTGACATTTATAGGTACTTTTGTTTTATTTATCTCATCCAAATCGAAATTAAGAACCTTTCCTGACGAACCAACAGGGAAATAATATTTTCTAATATCAGGATTTACAGCGGTAAATTGAGCTTCATTTACATCCAAAACCTTACAAGATTCATTAAGAACTCCGTTTACCTCCACATCACCAAAGGAAGCCTTCCCTGTCAACCAGTTAATATACGCCTTAGGAGTAAAAGGACAGTTACTATCACCTAATTTTGCAGGATCAAAATTTTGGTAAGCCTGTGTAAGTTGCCCCAATGTATCTACACCATATTGGCTAAACATATAGTCACCAAGGAATATAGCAGATGCAAGTTTAGCATAATCAGCAAAAAACATCTCCACTATTAATGCCTTATATTTATCCATCAGTATCCATGTAGCTGATGAGCCATATTGGGCATAATCTTCCTTTGGCGTCCGTCCGATACTGCTCCCCAGCCAAGTTCCTTGCTTATACATGGCATAATACTGCCCATCCTGCTCAACAAATGGGCCAGCAGCTTCCGTACACACATAGCTCGTGTTTGGGTCGTAGCGTCCTGCAGGATACGCAATAAAACGTATCTTACGAACAAATTTAACTTCTGTTGTTTTTCTAGCTATAGTCATACTACTATTCCGCTGTTGTGATTACTACCGCTACATTACCGGATGCCTGCTGACACATATCTTCTGTGACTGTTCCAGTTGCAGAAGCTGTTTCAGCAGTGGAAGGATTAAGGATTACGCCTGCTGCATCCATGAAGACAAAGAAAAACGTCATGTCTTTAAACTTCGTCGTCTGGCCGCGCTTTACTAGTATAGGGCTATAGACAACTGTCCCATCCGAACCCTCCTCGATGGTTTCATTTTCCGGATTTGGATTCGGAATAATATCCAGCGGGTCTGAAGCATCTGTAACCGTCTGGACGTCGGAGCCGATTAAGGTACCATTCTGATAGATTTCAACCTTGAACTGTCCGACAGAATCTACCATATCGTTTGTCACAGTCAAGTTTTTTGCTGCCTGACCTGATATCGCTTCCCATACACCGGAAACAAGACTATACCATTTGTATGTCAATCCGGAAGTAATCTCATCAGTTCCTATCCTGGCTACAGCCTGCAGGATGCAGCTATCATTGTTTGATACCAGCGTAAAATATTTATTGTCGCCAGCCTGAATCGTCACACGAATAGCATTGGATGTGCCTTCCGTAATCGGAATACCATATACAGTCTGTATCTTGTCCGAAGTATTACCTACAGCCACAGTAGCTTCAGACTTAATCGTACATGGAGCTGCTCCCGCTGCTTTTACAAGATTCTTCAGAATCTGCAATCCATAATAGTTTCTTGTACCCTTCTGATAAGGAAGTGACTTGAAATGACCGGTCTCACCATTGAATGAATTGGTAGACACGTTATCACTACCGAATGTCAGTTCCGTATCATTGAAGAACCACTTCACCAGGTTAGGAATAACCAGCCCATCTGCAACTCTTGATGATGTAATAATGTAGCTTAACGTAGGAAGAAGGGTGGAAAAATCAGGGGTAATGTTGGTCGGATTCTGGGGGTCACCCTGATATTCCTGATACAAATCTCCCTTGTCGCACTGCAACATAGGCATGTAAACTCCGGACTTACGCTGATATACGACCTGTCCGACTTTGCTCGCTAAACTCATAATTACTCTGTTTTATCCGTTTCACCATCTGTTACATTCTCTCCGTTTTCTTCTCCAGCAGGAAGCGTAACCGGATGATCTGTATCCGGCGTATCTTCCACTTCTGCATCCTGATAATATTCAGGAATGGTTACTTCTGCAGGCTCGCCCGTACCATCAATCTCTCCCCTTGCATCATTACCAGTCATTGCCACTCCACCGACAAAAGCCGCACGGTCGAATATGGTTTCTCCTGGAATGATATTCAAATCGGCCTGCCAAAGCAGGATATTACCGTCCGCTGTCTTGTTACGGTTCTCTACAGGTGCACCAATCTTATCGGCCACCTTCTTTGTCACTTTAATGTAATATGCCATAGTATTCTAATTATTAATTCTGTCAAACAAAACATTACCATCCGCATCTTGCAATACTGATTCGTCTGTATCGTCAATCAATATTGCTTGTGCCCCACGGTCTTCAATCTGCAAGTCAAGCAGCATCCCTTCCACGAATTTGATTGTAGGATTAGCACCTTCAGCTACCTGGCTGTATGAACTTGAGCCGGGATTCTTTCCCATCCATATGAACTTGAACCATTCTTCCGGATTCTGAATTACACCTGTCGAATCACGTACATATCCCTGCGGATAGATATAGCTTGTGCCAGCCGGACATCCGGTAACTACCCCCTTGAAGTCACATTCTAGCCGTGGTATATACCTTATGATACGAGTTGTTGCAATCTGGTCGAATGTATCTGGAGTGGCAGGTAGGGAACCTGTCTCACGGTATGCCGCCTTGCATATATAAGCCTGCTCATCGCCGATAAAATCACGGTTAACCACAAGCACGTTCTTGTTAACTGACACAATCTCCCAGTCATTATCTCCATTGCCATCGACAATTTCTTCAAGCGCACCTGTAGACAATACCCGGTACCACCAGAATTTTACACGCTCATCATCAGTAATGTCTTTATCGCCGGCCATGAGCTTAGCAGTAATAGTCTGCTCCATGACATCACGTACAGGATACCATTGTACCGTATCCGGAGAGTCAAGAGAGAGAACCGGCTGCGGAGAACTTGAGTCGGACACAATAATAACCTTGCTGGCAGTGTATTTCAAAACCTGGTTAGTACGTGTATCCACATATTCAGCAGAGAATTCAAGAGTGATGGGATTCGCTATACTCGAATTTTTCTTGACCTGTATCTGCCCCTTGTTTTCTCCAGTCTGCGTAATCACATAATCCGTACCGCTGCTTATCAGTTTCTGTACACCGCCGATACGCTCATACCACTTCATGTTTGTAAGTTCTGAGTTTATTGCCTTCGCAGCCGAAGTGGAATCAACGTCTACCGCAGCACAGCGAGGGAACAGAGTAAGCGGGGTAAGCGTGTAGTCGGGGGTAAAAGACTTATCCATGGCCGAATAGAACTGTCTGTCCGGAACACTTGTTACCACCTGCATACTTATGCTTGCCTGTAGAGGGCGGTAGTTGATGTTAAGACTTTTCTTTTTACTTGCTAATTTCATATACTTTTCTTTGATTAAGTTCTGCAATCTGCAAGATTTCATCAGCAATCACACCTTGATTGGCCAATAACTCTACAGCACGCTTAATATTATAACTAATGTCCTCTGCAGTCTCAACAAATCTTGTTTTTTCGGTGTTACCACATCTGAAAACAATTCCATAGACTTTTAAAAATTTCACTTGATTCATATTTTATTAATTTTATATCAAAAACTTTTTTCAATCTCGGCTTTTTGTACATCCTGTCCATCTCTTAACAAGGCTGTAGCTTTAAATGAACAAAGTCCTTTCTGCGTAAACTCAATCCCTAAATCATCGAGAGTGATAGTTAGTGTTTTCCCTGCATCAGCTCTCTTGATTGCCCAGGCGTTATCCTCTGCAACATTGCCTGTATCACGCGTCCATGTCACATCTGAATCTAAGATGTGCTCCGTCACATCACCATTGTACAGTTTACCAGACAGGGTTATAGTTCTTATGACAGTATCCTCCACCAATTCCGTGTCATCTATTACCCATCCGTTATCAGCTTCTATATCTATCGTAAATTCAGGATTACCTTCTATCATTGCCCATCCGGTACTGGCATAGCGAGGTTCATCCGTCGTTCCGGTGACAAGGCATTTCCAGCGACAACCATAATGCCATACCGTATCGACCGTATCTTTTCCAACCGTGTAAGGATTATCACTTTGAGCTACCTCCAGCGACCAGAACCCACGGTCGTTAAGCTGTACAACAACCACGCCCTGATAGTCTATCCGCATCAAGTCCTGGATAGCGATACCACGGCAATACACATAACTCTGTCGGTAGTTGATTGGGAGGTTATCGAACAGTTCCAATCGCTTTAGTTTTCCGATAATGATGCTGTAATTAGATTCTTCCAGCACGGGCTTTGTGACGCCATCCAGCATGCAAATACAGCCTTCATAGCTGGATATATACCAGAATCCTTGCCGTTCTTCGTCTACCGCATTGCCACGACGTGTAATCACCATACCGACAGCTGGAGGATAGTTCTTACCTCCAGGCACTTCTTCATCCGGATAGAGAACTACGTTAATCTTATTTTCTGCCTGCATCACACTAAGAACACGAAACCAGCTGTCATAATACTCTCCTGTAGAGTTCAGATTGTTCACTGAGCCATAACTTACGTCCTGTTCCTTGAATGCCGTAATATCATTGTCCCAGCGACGACGAAGATACAGGTCATACGTGCCGTCTTCAAGAAGTTCAATCCGTTCGATCGTGCCGGCTTCTGAATAAGTTACATTACCTTCCTGAGCGAACCAGCGATTATAGATAAGTTCCTTCACAATCATTGCGCTGCGCACCTCGAGCTTCTCGAACTGCCCACGACCGTCGGGAAATATACCAGCACCCTTCCCGGCAATCATTGAATCAATAAACTCACCGAATGTCAGAAGGAAGTTTGTACCATCCGGTCGGTCTTTATGAAGGCACTTATCCAGTTCTGCGATAATCTTTTCAAAAGAGGTAACAACCTCGAGAAAATTAATTTTAACTTTCTCGAAATTACGCGCCCACTTCATTCGCACATCATACCCGTCATCATTACCTCCATTCCATGGTACAATGTTTTCGAATTCGGTATCAATTAATGGATTATTATTTCGTGTTTGTGTCATGTAAATTCCAATTGTTGTCCGTTAAATTCAAGAAGAAGTGGCTGCCAGCAGCTTTTTTCTTCATACGTATCCATATCGCGGTACCGGAGCATATAATCAGAAAAACGATTACGTTCAGTCCGATTACCAGGAAGGAGCTGAGCATGAAGCACCGTGACCGGTCCGTGTGATTTATCCTTGTCATACGAATAGGACATAAAACTGAAGGAAAAATTTTTACCAGCCCTGGTCAGTTCATGCATCTCTTTTATGGCTTCATAGATTTTCATAGGGCAAATTTATTCATACAAACAAGCAAAAAAAAGGACATAAAAAAACTGCCGACCTTCACAGGCAGGCAGCCCAAAAGAACTACTTGAAGTGGGATTTAAAAAAGTAAATTATGAGTAAAACACATGGAATAAACAGCCAGTATAACCACGCACTGACAATAGGCTTTTTATCTACTGACTTATCTGAATTCAACTCTGAAACAGACTCTGTAGAAGTACTATCAACAGAAAGATTTTTATCACGAATCAGCGATGTACTATCGCGATTGTAAGACTTATCGTGAACCAATTCTGTTTCTTTACTGAGTACAGGTACAGGGTTGCCAGAAGAGTCATTCGCTATCTGATAATCCCGTATTACGATACGGAAATTATCACGCCATGTTTGTGATAACTCAGATAACGACACATGATCATCAAAAGCGAAAGTCTTATTTTCAGTCTTATTTTCAGTTACATTCTGAATTGATTCATCCAGCCGTGCCGTCCGGCACGACTGGAGTATCAACCCTAACATAACCAACAAAACAAAACCACAACAAATGACAAATAAGATATTACTTGAGTCAATCTTTTTCATGATGTAATAAGTGCAGCCTTAGCTCGGGTTAAATGTTCACCACGGTCTTCTAAGCCGTTGTATCCACCGTTTATCTTTTTCGTGATTTTCATCAGCTGGTCGCGGTCTGCCAGTTCGTTCAGCTTATTGCGATGCCAGAACCATCCGGCCACCAGAGAAGCGAGGTCTGGCTGCTCTACCCGTTCAGGGTGGTGCAACAGATCATACTCATGGTTGGTATATTCGTCGAACAGCTTATAATTTGACCGGCCAGTAAGCTGAATAAGGCCACGCCCTTTGAAACGAGGGCCATCACCAGGCAATTCGTTACCCAAATCTTTTCGGCCTTCGTATGCTTCTCCGGAAGCAATTTCACGGACATAACGAAGTGAGCCACTCTCATGCGCGATTTGAGCAAGGAAATGCGCCTGACGCATTGGAGTATCAATTTCAAATGTAGCCATCGTATCATTCAGATGCGGCAAGAATTTATCGATATTGGCATCTGTCGCAAATGGCATAATCTTTTTAAGGGTTGTTTTGTCCATCGTTAATATTCTTTTTAAGTTTATACCGATAAGTGTAATCAATGCCGAACAAGCTACCGGCGAATGTACTCACCTCTCCATAGGCTATTAATACAGAACTGTGTATCTCACCGACCGGAGGTGTCCATAAACCCATTATCAGCATTACCATGCCGCTAACCGTAAGGAACGCGGCCATGGCAAGCTGTATTGTCATCTTTTTATTTTGCATATATATCTGTGTTTGTGTTATTGCAAAATTACTCGAGAACCGCCCGATAAAAAAGGACATCAACGGCTGGCATTTTTCTCGAGCATCTCCAGCCTTTTAATTCCATCCCTAACGGAACGTACGTTAACCGTCAGGTCTTTTGCAGCTATGGCCGACAGATGTATGTTGGATTTCTGAAGCTCTTTCGCTATAATCTTAATCCAGGCCAGAATCTCAGAAGAAGAAAATCCCCCATTATCCACCGGAATAGGGTTAGTCGTATCATCTGTATATCCTCCAGAATAACGCCCGCTCCGGACACGAACCTGTTGGAGTATCTGTGTCGTATTCAGCATACCGATTGTTCCATTTTTCTGCGCTATGTCAAACACATCCAGGAACTGTTTTACGTGCGGGTTGGCCACGCCTTCATGATTGGTCACGAATTCATTCTTGTGGACCGGGATAACTCCGGCCACATCATGCGAATCGCCTTTAGCCGTATAACCCTGAACGTAGTCATCCGAATAACCACCGGTGTAAAGTCCTTTAGCTTCATCAGCCTACTGCTTGGCCACGGCAATCTGAGCCATACCAGCTATTACTGCTGCAGCTGCTGCAGCTGCTCCTAAAGCAGGTCCAACTACAGGAATACCCGCCATCGCTTTATAGGCTTCCATTGCAGACACAGCCGTACTTGCTGTGACTTGTAATACCTGAAGGGCAAACTGTTTATCGGCATATTTTCGCTTTACAGCTAAAATCGCTTCTTCTTTCTCTTCCTCCAGCTCGGTTGTATCCTTACCTTCTTTTTGAGCCGCCTTAATCTGCGCGTCATAACGTTTTTCAATCTTAGAAATCTCGCTATCCTGCATGGCGTTCATCAGCTGGGACATGGAGCCTGCCAACTGGTTGAATGTATCCAGTGCAGCCTTACGAACCTGAGCGCGTTCTTCTTCCTTCTGCTTGTTTATCTCCGATAACCTATCCTGGTATTCCATCTCGGAGATAATACCGGCATCATGGAATGCTTCAAGAAGAGCCAGCTGGCCATCAAGGCTCTGTTTATATTTGTCAAGAGCGTAGGTATCTTCAACGGGTGATTCTTCCTCGATGATTTCCATCTGACGCTCCTGAGGTTTCACTGGCTGCTGTTTAGCCAGTTTATTCGCATTTAACCTATTTGCCTCATAGGTCATCGCGGACAGAATCTGCTGGTCAATCTCAGACGCATCCATCTTGGCTTCAGCATATAAACCTCTTTTCTTCGTCAAATATTTAACTTCCAGATCATACAACTGCTTCTGATAGTCTTCTTCTTCAACCAATCCTAGTGCATGCTGGCTACGAAGATCCTTCAGCTGATTCTCATATTCTTTTTTAACCTTAGCTATTTTATCGTCAATATTAACATCTCCATATCCAGTACCATCACCAGTAACAACATCAGTACCATTATTTACATCAGTCTGTGATTGCAGCAATTTATTCCGCTCATCTTCGATGAACTTGTCGACATCAGCCAACTGCTGGTCAAGACTCTTCAATGCATCAACTGTAGAGTTTAATAACTTATCTTTTACATTCTTAGCCCATTGGTCACCATATCCATTAAACAATTTCATTATCCTATCGACAACATCAGCGCCACTATATTTGATATTGAACCAAACATCATCCACGAAACCACTATGAGTACCATTTTTCAATACTTCATCACGCTGCTGTAATAGTTCAGTCTTCTTTTGGTTTGCATTTTCAATATTCTGTTTTGCAATCAGACTTTGAACATAGAGGTCTACAGCTTTTGCGGCATCTTCTGTTTTGATACGCTCCAAGTCTAAATTACCCAAATATTCAGGAGATATTTCATTAAGCCTGCGAATGGCAGCCAATCTTGTCTCCTTTGCTACAGACTCATCACGAGCGACGTTTAATAAATCTGTGACCTCTTTTTTCTCTACAGCTATATCTCTACTACTTTGCGAACGGATATCCCGCAAATTCCGTTCTGTTTGCGTCAACTTCTCACCAGCACGATTCCAATCATAATAAAGAGTAACCAATCTGGTGACAAGAGCCATTACTGCAGTATAAGGATTGCTCTTTATTACATTAAATAAACGACGAACGGCCACAGTTACTTGATTTGTCCAAAACACCTTAGCTTTATCAGCCAAATTAGATGCATTCACTGCCACCGTATAAGCAGTAATAGCAATAACAAGGGCACTAATCGTTGTCTTATATTTGGCAACAATAGATATAACCGTAGACAGTCCTTTCACGGTAAGGGAACCGGTGGAAACCATGTACTTCATGACGGGTAACAGCTGCTCACCCAATTCTACGCGAATGTCTGCGAATCGTTTTTTCGCTTTATCCAGTTCAGCCTGAACGGTAGAATTCTGTACATTGAATTCGTTCACGACAGAAGTTCCTTCCACGAAGGCCTGGTTGGCTCCCAGTTGTTCCTTACGAACCTTGTCCACATTCCCAGCAAGGGCAGAAATCACGCTGGCGGCTTCCGCTCCGGATAAGCTCATCTTGTCAAGAACCGGAGCCATCTTGTCCATACCTCCCAACCGATTCAGAGCTTCCAGGAAGGTAAGTACCGCTTCATTCACGTCCTCACTCATCAGTTTGGTAAACTCTTCTACCTGCAGTCCGGCCAACTGGGCGTATTTGGACGGTTCCTGATACAGTTTAAGAATCAATCCGGAAAGTGCCGTAGAAGCCATTTCCGAGCGAAGCATATTCTGGTCAAGAGCCGAAGCAAATCCCATGATGTCGGTAATTGCCATGTTAGCCTGTTTACCGACACCACCCATACGGGCGGTAAATTCAACCAGGTACGGTTCTGCAGCTGAAGAATTCTGTGCTACAGAATTGACTGCAGATCCGACAGCCAGCATATTCTCTTTCAGCGAACGGTCGCCGGTTCCGAACATATCGGCCAGCTTACCAATCTTGGTAATGGCCTCTTTACCCAAGTCCTCACCCAAGGCAACATTAATCATGTCGGCCGCTTCGACAAATTCCTTTACTCCTTCCTTGGTAGAGATACCCAACTTACCAGCATCCCCGGCCAGCTCGTTCAGTCGTGTACGGGCCGTACGGGTATCCATCTGCTTGAACTCTTCGTTCAGCTCTTTCACTTCGTCTTTAGCAAGTCCGGTATATTTAATAACCTGTGACTGGGCTTCCTCCATTTCGGCGTATTCATTCACACAGCTGCGCATGGTCAGCGTGATACCGGTTAATCCGGCAATCGCGCTGGCCGCTATGGCTCCGTATTTATTGAAACCATCGGTCAGTTTAGACAGGCTGAAACGAGTCTCATTTGCCGTACCGCGAAGTTCCTTTATCCGGTTATTGACTTCCTTCAGCTGCTCGGAATACTGTTTGTACAACTCTGTATTGGGATTCAGCTGGCGAAGAATTGCGTTTAAATCCTTCTGTCTTTTACCCAAATCACGCAACGACAAGTTGGTCAATCCTATCTCCTCATAGAGGTTATCGTATTCCTGCTGCAGCTGCTTGAGCACATTAGCCTGCTGCTTATATTCTTCTGAAGTTTCACCGAATTGTTTTTTTGTCTTCTGGAGTTCACGGTTGGCCGACCGCATTCTTTCCTCCAGTTCAATCATTTTCTGCCGTGCCTGGTCTTGCTGTATCACAATCTCCAGCTGCACCCTATCAATTTTCAAGCTCATATCGTGTTATTGTGTTTGTTTAATTATCAGCTATCCAGCCATCGCCCTTCATCCAGCCAAACGCCGCCGTCACGCCATTTACCATCTGCCAAAATCCATCGCTTATCTACTTCCGTATCAGGGAGGGAAGCAGGATAGAAAGTTCCGGTCCAGGCGGTAGTACGTCCGTTAGGGCCTATGGTGTATTCTATTTCCTTAGCCAAATAGCGCCTGTTGAATATCTCGAATACAGAACTAGCCGGGTATACATTACTGTCATAGCAAGTTATCTTTACCGGGTTTTTACGGTCTATCTTATACGCATTGCTATAGAAATACTTTTCCATTTCAACCAGGTTGAATGTTGGATAATCAGATGGAAGCGTAGCTGGCCAACTAGTTGTTGGGAAAAACCGGTCAATAAATGCCAAAGGGTACGAGTTAGCAGGCATCACACCTATTTGAACCGGATTAAGTCCTCTAAAAAAGGCAAAGAAGATATTTGATTTACTCTCCGTCTTTTCGGAAAGATTATTCACCATGTTGTGAATCGAATCGTAAGTGGTTTCATCCGGTTCATCATCTGATACTGATACGCTCGGAATGTAATATTGACCTAGATAAAAGTCATCAGGGTCAATACCTTCCATGTAAAAGGCCCGTTCAGTCAATTCAGCAGGAACAAATTCCAACTCCAATTCAGACTCCGCATTTTCGCGCACCAATGATGCCAGCTCATCCACCATTTCCAGGTTAGACATGATACCACTACCCTCCAAATAGATAATCTTACGGTTCACTGACTTATAATCAAAAATCGTATCCGTTACCTGATTCTCCGGTTTCGCGAAAAACGTAAACAGGTCGCCATTTATTGATTTCTGTCTGGCTGCTTCTTTGACCACATCCGGAAGGCAGCGTAATTTATAATACTCCGTAGACGGCAACTTATATTTAATCGTAGAGTTAATCGCATCCGCTTCTTCCTCTTCTTCACTCTCTACGGTGTATTCATCTATTACGTTCTGCAGATGTACATTACGGACTTTAGAAAGATAGGAAATATTTAGGAGGAATGAGGCAGTTCTCGTACGATGGTCAATCAGGAACGAGCCATTGAACATGGTCTCTATATTTTGAAGAAAGTCTTTGGCCGTCCACCCAGGCAACATTTCATTCCATTTGTATGTCTCACAGACATGCACAATATAAACACTCTTATATGGAGTATCCTCTATGGCATTATACTCAAGTGTATATCCCAAAGCCTTCAGCAGCTCACGCATATAAGCACACAAATAAGGCTGCGGGATATAATCGTAAGGCTGAATATCCTCTTTTTGGACGATGTATCCGGCATAAGGATTATTTACATCGTTATTGTAGAGTCTGTACAGCCATATATTTTTATCCACCTGGTGAAGGCTGTCGTATGTCATCATCAGGTTATAATCCACCTCAGGGTATGTTTTTTTGACATAATCAGTAGAGACAGAACCGTTCACCACCGGGTTGGTCTCCTTCATCGCCAACGTAGAAATCAGTTCATCGGAGCCGATAAAATAATTCAGCTCTGAATTACCAGATACCAGCTGAATGCTGACTTTGGTATCTGTCCATCCTGTGATAATTTCGGTACCGTTCAGATACACCCGGTTATCGGCCACCAGTACGGCCTTTCTTTTAGTTGCCGGACGTTCGGTAATGTTAAGGCGGTTCAGGAAACCATACAGCTTTGCATTCTCCGGAACAAGAAGCGACAATTCTATGTCATACGTATATTCACCGTTTTTGGTGAAGAACGCATTTTCCTGCTTTACGGTGATGGAAAACTCTGAAGGCAGCACAACCGCAATACCATCTATGTATAAATTAGTCATAGTTTGTGAATTTAAGTCCCATGGAAAGCCCGTTCAACCCTCCGAATATCTGATACTCCCATTCAATCTTATATGATTCATCAGGAATAATATCAACACAATCACTCTCCGCGCCGCGCAAGAAATCACGAAAAACAAGCATGATATGCTGAAGTTCACTATAAAGTGCCAACTCACCTTCCTCATCCAACTGTCCAGGGGAAACACGCTGGCATACGAAGATGAAAGCCTGCTGAGAATCTTTCGCATTATCGGATTCACCGACCGCCTGCGCATCCGGATAACTTACACACAAACATACACCGGACTTATTTTGCAACTTTTTGGTCATGTGAGACTCATTCACAGACAGAACGATGTGTTCAATCTTATTTTCCAACTCCTGATTGGTTTCATATACCAGCTCGCTGATATATTCACGAAAAGCCTTAATATCTATCATAATACTCTGTTGTTGTCCGGATCAGCGAAGCGGAAAGAGAACTCCACCGCCTTCAGTACATTTTTCCGGAAATCGCGTTCATAATTATTAGCCGAAATCACAATATCATACCAGGTACCATCTACCAAAATTTGAGCCTGCTGTGCCCCTACGAAATCATGCCAGAGCTTATAGTCCGATTGCAGGAATATTGCGCCAGAATTTACCGTATATTCATCTGCCGGGTTTACCACAAACTTGCGCTCGACACCCCACATGTAGCCCGTCTCACTGTCATCTGAACCTTTCAGCACCATGGAACCGACCGCACATACCGTCTCCGGCACATCAAACATATTCAGGAAACGGAAAACGAACTTCTCGGTGTAAGATGTACGGTCTACATGAAGCATCAATCCGCCCACCGTGGCAGAATTAAAGTCCTTATCGAACAGTTCCTTCAGCCGGGCATAAGACACATCCAGTGTACACACAGACTTATCGCCCACATGCGTATACAGCGTTTTAGACTCGACTTGTCCGGACAGATCCGTAATTGTTGCGCTGATGTTCTGGCCGGAAGTCAGACAAAAACTTGCATATTCTGATACATCCGGGCGTGTTACCTTCTCGCTGATGGGCGACAATACTCCAGGAGCCGAAGCCGATTTTTTGGAAATGAACCGCGAAAACAGCACATAAGTGTCCGTATCCTTTTCTCCGTTGATAAGAAAGCTGAAGGTACCGGATATCCGCTGCTGATAAGTTGTATTCCCAGAAGGCCACACACCCCATAAGGCTTTTGCACAGAAACGGCCCAGCTTACGTACACGTACCTGGTATGCCGAATCCGGCACATACTCTTCAGACAGTATCGTCTGCCCGTTGAATTGCACCGCAAATGTGATAGTAGAATCCGTATCAATGATGTAATCGGGCATGTCGGCAGCCAGCTCGACAGCGCCCGGTCTTTGAATTACATTCATACTCTGAAATACTTATTTGTTTTAGAATTAGATGGTAGCAGGGGAATGTCTTCACCTGAAGTACCGTCACGTAACTTTCTCATGCGCTCCAGCCAGTCGGCCGCATCCGCCTCGAGCATGGCGGCCATCCGATGGGTATCGGCCAGTGATGCCGGCTGTGAATCGGCCATGCCGTTTGCCGCATTGAATCCCTGTACAACCGAATAAGGGATAAGCTGAAGGGGCATTCTCCGCAATGCCACCGACATGGTAAGCAAGGCCAGTGCCTTAGACGCCGCATACCTTACATCAGATGTGGCAGATTCCAAAAGCGTTTCAAACCCTTCACCATAGGAAGGCGCCACGGTGTCAATCTGTACCTCACGAAGGAAGGGAAGCAAAAGAATATACATCCGCTCGGACTGTGATATAGGGAAATAAGTATCAAACTCACGTCCGGAACGAATCAGCAGGCCAGCCGCATTACGATACGCATCAGACTTCTGCCAATCTGTATCCTTTGATTCATTCAGCCAGCGAATCAATCGCTCCACCGCACTGTAATACGCCTGCAGGTGGATACTGTCATCACGGTCCAGCTGCCACTCCCAGGGGATTTTGTCGGTACCGTCGGAAGACAGCTTCACCTTGCGGCCACTGTCTTCATGACTGACATCGTTACGCTGGAAGTAATGTAGTGTGGCCAATAATGCAATAGGCCGCTGCACCAGCTGAACCAAACGCACCTGGTCGTTACCATCACCTTTCAGATAAGCATTTTCGGCCTTGTCGTATACAGCCCGGCCAATCACCTGGATTAATTCATCCGTAGCATCTTCAATGTCCATTTCTATGGCCGAAAAATCGTTACCGGCATAATAGTTGCCGGTCATCCGGCGCAATTCAGCTGCGCCCTGTTTATTAAGATTGAATATCATGGTTTTTAGCTGATTTTAAAATAGCATCTGCTTTTTGTTTATCATCCAATAACTTGAGCAATACCCGCAATAACTGGGTATTGTCGACCTCTTCAATACCGCCGAATACACCCGATTCCGCTACAGAGAACAGTATCGAGTTCATACCAAGTGACTGTTCCGGCGTGTTATCCTTCCCAGATGAAGTGAAGATGGAGGCAAAACAGACTTCACAGCCATCCAGGATAAACGTACCATTGAACAGAAATTCGCAAAAGCTGGCCATCCAGCAATACACACCCCATTTCAAGTAGTCAGGCATCCCAACAATATCCTTTGCAGCCCTGCCCAATTTCGACGAAGAAAACGGTACACGTTTACCGTCTTTTTTGCGCCGATATAAAATCGCACACAATGAATTAAGATAAGCCACATCATGTGTACGAGTGTATTCGTTCATCATGATTACGGCAAATCGGAATTCACCGAAAGTCAAATCTGCCCCATGCGATGCAGGGCCCCAGAACCCGGACCAGGAAGGAATCAGATTAACCGTTGAATCAAAAGTAAGGGCAATGGTATTTGTCTCTTCGTCTACCCTCCACTGCCAGTCCAATGTCTTGGCCAGCCTGTTCACCAACAAATAATAATCCTTCCGTTTCGATTTCAACCCACGATGGCGAAGGACGTAACGACACCACAAGCGTTTGACATCAGTCAATGAAATAGCCTTAGGTGTCAATATCAGAAGCATACGCAGCTTCAGGAGGTAAGCAAATTCAGCCGGCTGTACCTCTTCCCAACATTCAGGGAATTCTATATCCTGTTTCATAATCACACCTGGTTTGTGGCCCGACTGGAGGCCGTTACATTATCTTCTTTGTTAATCACTTTGCGGTAAATACCCAAAAACAAATCCTTTTTATCCGGGAAATTGATATGAATGGCATCATTAATTGCTTCCAGGCATACGTCTTCAGGTATCTGCGTATCCGCACCGTAGAACAGTTTGAGGGCATAGAGCATCTGGGAGCCGGAATCACCCTTCCCGTCGATGATGATGTTGGCCAGAGAAGGGTTCAACCCCAGCCCACTGGTCGTACTCGAGTCGGCAATACGTGATATTTTGGTCAGTGCTTCAATGTACTTGTCGATGTTCATCTCAATGGGTTCTATCTGGAACTGGTGCACATTTCCATCGGACGGGTCTACGTAATCAGTCGTCATGAAGAATTTACCGACATTGTTCTTGCCCGCCATTACATCGGCCAGCTCACGCGACAACTGGTCTTTTAAGCTCTCCATCTGAAGATATAACTGTTCATCAGTTGCCTCCGGATGCATCGCACGGTATTTATCCGCCTTTTTGCTCCAGAACGCATCAGGCACATGTACTATGTATGCTGCCGCAATCATATTTTTATTCAGGTACTCAATTATCTCCGGAAGCGAATTGGCATCATGCATCCATGGCATTGAGCCGAAGAAGGAGGATATCGCGTACATATTCCGGCCAAAGCTCCGCAAACAATGGTATTTCACGGCCACTTCGTGCTTTGCTGGCCGTTGTCGGTCAAATACCGGATATTTGACATATTTCTGGCTGCCGTAAAAATCAAAATCCCCGTTCAGGATATGTGTGACAGAATTAAGGTATCTTTCGTCATTCTCCGGCCAGCACAGGCGGCAGTCTTTAGACGGCAAGCACTCAAGGCTGTGTATCCACGGACGTCCTACACGGACGGATCGTGCGGACACATACTTGACGAATACCCCGTTCAGGTGGTTGTATTCGGTAAATGATTCCCGGATGAAACGGCGATAATCCCAGCTATCAAGCCATGACTGCACTTCCGGGTCGGTAGTCCACATCTGGACGCGTTCGTTATTCTCAATACCCACACGATACAACATCGGCCCCTGACCGTACAGCAGTCCAGTCTTTCGAGAAAGAATACCTGGTGCCAGGTTGTTTTTCTCGAGCAGGTTACGCACAGATGAAGGCAAGTCGTTATCTGCCCCCCAGGGCACGATACGGACACCGGCCACTGTCGTAGGGCTACACTCCCAGTCTGACACAGCTGATCCGAACAGGTGTGTCAGAGAATCACGAAAGGAATCCATGCGGATGGCATAGGTGCCGACCGCTGTCTCCACAAAATTAATATTACCGATTTTCTTATTCATTTTTTATACGATTTTCCAATATTCCTTTAAGTCTTGCAATCTCTTCTTCAGATAGTCCGTACATGACACGCCCTATCAGCCGATTCAGGCCCCCATACATATTACGGGCGTACCAACGGTTCTTTTTCTTGGAATTCTCACGGATTCCCCACACTTCACGATTGGTATTTACTTTGGTCTTATTCTTCTTGTATCCGGACATATCGACACAACGACCGTAAGAGAAGAAGGATACACGCTGCCCCGGGTTCTTTCCTTCCATGAATGAAGAATAATTCAGCGAATCAAGGAGAGAACCGGAGTCTATCAACTTCTGTTTATAGATTGCATCTGACAGTGCATCGCACAGTTCCTCTCCGAATTTGGATAGTTCTTCCTGGATAAAGAGTAATTTAATATCGTCTGAAGCCTGGCTATTCATAGTTACTATCTGTTTTGGTACAAAATTAGCTTCAGACAAAGCCAGAGAAAAGGACACAAAAAAAGCCCCGCCGAAGCGAGGCTAAAAAAAAAATTTGCAAAAAATGATCGAATTCTAAGCCAATGCAAAGATACAACAATTTATTGAGTGACAACGTGTCTTGTAATATATTCATCTTCTGTTATATCTCCACGATTCAAACGTTTCCAGTCCTGAAGGTCAAAGGTTATTGAACGGCCGTCATTCGTTTGTATCTGCTCCGGAACAAGGCCCATTTCGGCGCGAATCTCATGGACAAGAGCGAGCACAGAATTCAGGCAAGCATCTGTATCTATACGATATACCACTCTCATGACTCACCTCCTTTCGATTCGGCTTCAGGGATAAAAGCTGCAATCTCATTCCGGACGAAATAAACCGTACGTAAGTGAGTCAGTATTTCTTCTGAATCCGCATTGAGTGATTTCATGAAATAATCTATTACCTTATCAAGTTCTCTGACAGCACAAGCGGCTCCATCCTGTTCTGTCCAGTTCTGAATCACATCTACTGCTGCATCCGGCACAATACAAGGTTTCATTTCAAACCTCCTTTCTTGCAAAGGTATAACGACACAATGAACCAGCATAGGAGAGCACGGCTACCAGCCAATGGGTGAATACGGAGCAGGTTAGGATACTGAAGGAAGCCAATGCCTGGGAAATAAGCACAGCCTGACGATTAGAAACTTTCTCTTCCATGATAGAAGAGAACAATACGTTTTCACGGTTCAGCCATAACGAGATACGGCTTTCTTTTACCTGACTTGCAGGCAGAACGACTTGATTTTTCATTTTGGAATGCATTTAAAATGAAACAATATGTTGGAAAATACGGGAAGGGAACAAGAAAGGTTCCGCTTTCCCGTTGCATTCCACCTGATACAGGCAGTGGGCGCATTAACGCTCCACACGGGGGTCGGAACCCTATAGGTATATAGCCAAAGCTATGGACATAAAAAATGCCCGCAGCAATGTTTATTGGCGAGCCATCCTCGCCTGTATCAAATGGAATGCATTGCAAATATGAGGATTTATTTTGGAATGGCAAAAGAAAAAGTCTATTTTTGTAGAAAAGCAGGTAAAATGAAGAAAATAATAGACTTTATAAAGTATTATAGAGAGCAGCGTCTTAGAGAACGCTGCGTAAAATATGCATTAAAATCCTGTAAAGGAACAGAAAAAAGTATCGGAACTGAAGCAACCTTACTTTATAATTTTTTCAAAGCAGAAAGTAAAAATCTTACTGCTTTGATGTAATCCTTCTCGCAGGAAGAACAACCGGAACGTTAAATCGAACCCTACTTATAGAACTGTTTCCTTCTGTATGCGATTTAGAAGCACCACCCCCAATAACACAACTCATTACATTAACTTTACCGTCAGTATTCTTACTTTCATCAATAGAAACAGTAAGGTCAAATTCGACATTAGTCAATAATCTTTCACCAGAAGCAGTCTGAATACTCTGCATATCTTTTATCCGGACATAACTCAAAGGGTTAATTGTAGCATCTTTGTCTTTATATTCCTCATTCAAATCAGATACAGAATCTATAATTTGGGAAATAGTACTTTTAATAAATTCTTTAAGTTCCATAACGAAAAAATCACCCCCTCATACCGTGCGCCGACCGGAACCACCCGGAACCCGATTGAATACGGATTACACGATATGAGGGGATGAAATAAAAAGGTTTATATTCGGCTACTCAAAAGTATGAAATTGTTTTTGGATGGCAAAAGAAAACAGCTCTTTTATTCAAATATAATCACTGTTCTCAGTACTCCCTTAGCAGTACTTCGGTACTCCTTTTGGAGTACTACAGTACTTTTAGGCCAGTACTCCAGTACTTCCCTGACAGTACTGAAATTAAATAAAAGAGCCGTAATTACTCCATACCTCAAGAGCAAATAGAATATTTACATATTTATAGATTTTTCCGTAGAAGTAAAGAATTTCTTAGGAGAATAATTTTTCAACCGCTTCTCAGAATGCGTCCATTCCTGATAGCAATCCTCTTTCACCTCTATCTTTTCAGTCGCATATTTAGACTTCATAACCTCTATCTTTGACACATAGAAATTGCTGTCAAATCCTTGAGTTAAAACACAATCCTGATTAGAACTATAAGAAATATGATAGCCAAAAGTTATCGGCGAATTATCACATGAATAATTTTCTGAATAAGTTCTTGCTGGGAAATCCTTATCCCTTTCACAGAATCTGTAAGCCTTTTCAATGATATTAAAATCACCAACAACTACTGACGCATGAGGAGCAACACAAATCACTGGCAACTGCCTATATGTTCTGCTTTCCACATTAGAAAGCACAATGTGCTTCTCCATATCAGTAAAGAACGGAGTTGAAATACCATTAAAGATAAATGAACTCTGAGTTAACGAAACGAACAGATTTTTATCGGTCTTGTTATGAAAGACTACTGAAGCATTGCCGCAATTACCCCAAAAATTATAGGTAATAGCGCAATCTTCATTTTCTGAAACAAATTGGTCATTCTGTTGTTTCAAACTGGAATTAGCTACATCATACAACTGATAATAGTAGGTACTACATGATGACAATGCAAAAACCATCGTCAGTAAAAATAAAACTCTTTTCATAGAAATAAATATTTATTATGCACGGCAAATATATAAAACTTTCGTGACGAAAATATTTATTTGTGAATAAACCTTTAGCGTATCCTGTTTTGTGATTGATAAAGAAATTCATACGATATAAAAAAAGCGGAACTTGTTGAAAAGTTCCGCCCATTAGTCAAGATATTTCGGTAAGTGTTAATCAAGCGAAATGTACTTGACTTAATTCATTCGCAAACTCATGTACAGATTTTTGTATTTTATCAATAGTAGTACGCGATGGCTTGCGATGTCCTGTCGCATAATGGCTTAACTGACTCTTGTTGATTCCTGTAATCCGAGATAATCCAGCAAGAGAAAAAGCCTGTGTGTAATAAGAGAGGAAAGAAGCCATGTCATACTTAAATTCAAACTCAACTTCTTCAAAAGGCTTTCCATCACGTTCGTATGATGATTTAATATCCTCATACCCTTTTTTGAAATCCTCAATAGCTTCTTTAGACGTTGCGCCTGTAGCAGTAACCAAATAGTCCATATCATCCGCATCCATATAGATGCTGTAGTTACCGTCAGAAGCCATTTCAATAATAGCAGATACCTTTTTCATAATCGTGTATTTTTTAATGGCAGGACTTATTTCAGTCCTGCCGCTTTCATAATTGCTTTTAATGTTCCGGTTGCGACTTCCTGTTTTCCATGGTTACTCATTCGGAATCGCTTCCCCGTTTTCGGACTTTCCCAGACTGGGTGTCCGTTCTGTTGTTCTCCAGTGTCAAAGCACCCGGCTTTTTTAATCAGCCGTTCCAATTCGTTGTACTTCATTTCAATGTTCGCTTGATTAACACTACAAAGATACTCATTTGAGTATCATTTACAAAGAAAGCAACCATAAATGATACTCATATTAATATCATTTAACAAGAACTATAAAGATAAACGATTCGCTTTTGCGTATAAAAATCGCCGTTTTCAGGCGTAAAAAAACGAAATACCTTATTCCCCGCCGCCCGATTTGCCGACAAACATAGTGCGAAGGCAAATCGGGCGGCGGGCGGCCGATGCGCTGCCCACCTCCCTAAACGCTGCTACGGCCATTTGCAGCCCCTACAGCCTGCCTTCGTCCCCGTAGCTGTAATAACTTCCATCCGTTACTATCACGTGGTCAAGAAGCCTGATATTTATAATTCGTCCCGCTTCCAGTAAGGCATGTGTCAGGCGGTCGTCGTCCTGACTGGGGCGGAAATTACCTGACGGGTGATTGTGGCAGAGTATCATGGTGGTGGCATTACAAGAAAGTGCCTCATGTAGAATCACTCTTACATCTACCTGAGTAGATGCCAGCCCTCCGACTGAGATACGCTGTTTGCGGATGATTCGGGCTGCCTGATTCAAGAAGATAACCCAACATTCCTCTACTTTCAGGTCTGCCATGTAGGGAAGCATCACTTCGTAAACGTCGGCGCTGGAGGTTATACGCTTGTAGTTGTTCTTCCGTTCCTTGATTCTCTTGTATAGTTCAATGACTGCCAGTGCCATTTCTCTGCGTGCCGGTGTCAGCAGGTTGCAAATGTCTTCTATTGACACATTGCTGCCGTTCGCTAACATGGCGTTCACCTGATTGCTTGTTTCTTTGTTGTTGGTGAGCTGATAAACTACTTCTGCGTCGCTCAAGTGGCGGCATTCTCCGCAAATTTCGAATAAATCTTTCATGATGTTGTTTATTAAATTGTTAGACAAATAAGGTTTTTGCTAAAAACATACCTCCCAAAACTGAAGCACCCAGCATTTCCAAATGGCAGGCAAAACGAGCGTATGAGTACCCACGGGTTATCACATCATCGAAGACAAGCACTTTTTTACCTTTGAAAAATTCTTTGTCGAAGTTGATTACCTGCACGTCATTTACGTGCTTCCCTGATTTGCTCTCGTGGATTGCCAGCCGTTCACCCTCTACCGTGATATGGCTGTATCCGTTTACCGCTCCCGATAGTCTGGCCACTTCTTCCGAAAACTCTCTGTATCGGATTTCATTTTTCCGCTGGCTGCTGGCTGGGATACAGACAAACACCATGTCACTCGCTGACGTGCCAAACTGCTCACGGATTTTCTTTGCGACAAGCTGGGCAGCTGAAACGGCACATTTACCGTCTTTGAATGCCCACACAAATTTTCTCACCTGCCAGTCTCTTGCGCTGGCCTGATACTTTGTGGGCAGGTAGTCAAAAAAGTTGAACATGTACTTTCTGCACTGGTTTAGCATGGATTCGGTAAAGGGTTTCATATCGGTAGGTTTTAAATTTATTCTGGTGCCGAGCTCGGGTGTTGAGCCTTTTCTTTCTGCTCTTCCTGCTCTGAGCTTTTTTTTATTCCGTTCGCTTTCGCTGCGGTTTGTTTTCGCCTTTTACACCTGCTCAAAAGGTGTTCTGAAGCGTATAAAGACAAGTTTTCCGGAAAAGCCCGGCCTTGAATACTACCCTGAAAGGGTGGAGATTTTTTCAGGAACAAAGCTTGAACTTGGCATACGAAGCAGAACATTTAGCTTTGCAGGTACAAAAGGCATAAACCGTAGCGGAAGTGACACCGAATTATTGGCGAAGAGCAGACAAAGAAGAGCAGTCAAACAATACATAGCTTTAGCTATACCGCCAGTAGGGAGAGCAACGGGGCGGGTGGGCCGCTGCGTGAACGCCTTCGCAACCTCAGAAAGACTACCGAGTGTCTTTCTACCTCTTAACCCGAAAAATCCCCATTCCATCATCAAATAGCCTGCGGTTGCCGATGGAATGGGGATTTTTCGGGCGCGAACCGATGTAAATGGGGCGAATTATCAGATAATCGGGGCGAGTTTTTAGCGTGAAAACTTGTCCCAGCAAATCTAACGGACTGAAACAGAGGTTTCAATCCGTGGAAGGAATCAAAAACCCTTGGTTTTTGTTACGTTTATGCCCGACGCGCGCCGCCCAGCGGTTGCGATTGCAACTAATTTTCGCCTTGGGAAATGTGACGCAGGCGGAATCCCACCCCCTGCAAAACGGCACAAAAAAATGCACCACCGTAGTACGGCAGTGCATCCAACCATCCTTAGCGAACGGTCTATAACATTATGGTGCATACGATGTCACCTTAGATTGCCATATACGCAAGAACTCCTTACGCATGAGCAGGTACTTGAGTGCATCTGTCAGGTTGGTAGATTCTTTAGGCAGACGTTCACGCGGCAACTTATCCCCAGTCTTTTGTTTTACCACCATCTGGCTACCACCATCATCTACTAACCTGGTCTTGGTTACTTCCATCTCAGACTTCAGGTTAGGACAGTTATACTGGTCTATCAACAGAGAGAAGAGCTTACCAGCCAGGTTCCCGGACAGCAGGTCAGACATAAACCGGTACTCCAGATTCGAACCGATATTCCCTTGTCCTATAGACATTAACTGTACACGCCATCCGGTCCTTCTACCTTCTGCATCATATTCAATGGCATTCTTAATCTGTGTGGCCATATCCGCCTTCACCCCCTTGTAGTTGTTCATCGCACGGTCATAGTACAGCTTCAGCACCTTGGTACGCCGGGGAGCGAAATACCGGACGAACTGTGCCCCCAGTTCCCGCACGGTATCAGGAGGAAGCGTGAAGAACTCTTTCAGCACGCGGTACTCACGCCCCAGCTGCTGCCCTACCACCAGAGACAACATATTACCTGCATCCATCCCTGCCTCGAGCGGCATGTTGTTGTTATGGTAACGCAATACCGTACAGTCTTCCTGCCATCCCAGCGGCTTCTGGTCTATAATCTTATTCAGGAACCCGTCTGCATAGAAATGCCGGATGGACAGATTCGGGTAGAACAACATGCTGGCCTCTATCTTCGGGATAATGGAAAGGATATTACAAGACAAACCCTCCAGCCCTTCAGCCAATTCATCAGAGAACCAGTCTAAGCCCAATATATCCGCATTGACATAAGAAGAAGAAATGAAAAAGAACGACACACGGCGTCGAGTCTTAATCCATCGCTCTTCCCAGCGTTTCATATTACGACGGGCCAGTTCGACTGCCCTGGCAGCTTTATCTACCTGATTCTGTAATGTCCGCTCAGTACGTTGCCGTTCGACCAGTTCACGGTACTCCTGCAGGTGCGACACATAGGTTTTCTTGCATTCGTTATACACCAGTCCGGCACGCAGCATGAGCATAATCTGTTCTTTTTTATTCTGCGCCGACAGCTTCAAAATCCAATCGTATTCACCCAGATGGTTAGGGTTTGGCATATCGGTAGTCAGCGTCCTGGAACGGTACCACACAGACTGCCCGTAACGCACATAGAATCCACGTACGGCCTTCAGCAAGTTGGTAAACTTCTCTTCCGGAAAATATTTAACCTCGTCGCCAAACACGCCCACGTAGGAACGTCCGGCACCAATGGCCAGACGATCCAAAGATATGAAGGTAAAATTAAAGCCTGTGTAAAATACCATGGTATTACGCCAGTCGGTACAGACATTATACATGCGTAGCCGCCACTCTTCCGGAGGAGCTTCGTTTATCACGTAATGCGTACCCAACTCCCACCCCAGCAGCTGAAGCCCGTCAATCAACGATGGAATCACGTTCTTATGCAGGTCAGAGTAAGTATCGGCCACCCATGCGAACGGGGCGCCCGGGCAGTCCTGGGCTGCTTCCTGCACCCGTTCGGACAAAACCTGCACTGTCTTGGCAGATGCACGACCGGCCACCCAATAGAGTGACCAGGGCATCATGATGGCCAGCAGCTGGGCCGTCCAGTTGGCAAAGCGTGTTTCCACGCTATCCTCTGTAATTTTCAGTTTTTTCTTGCGTGTCATCGAGAATTTCCTCAAAGTTAATATCTATTACCATCGCATCACGTTTAATGCGTGTACGGTCTTTTTCTGTAAGGTCAGGAATCTGGTCAATCTGGGCGGCAAGTGCTGTCCGGTCGATGGAAGGCACACCAATTCGAGTTGAATCAAGAGTATAGACTTTTATATCTTTCTCCTTGATTTCCTGCCGTTTTACCTTATCCGGTTTATCAAGTTGTTTAACCTTCCAAGCCTGAGTCAGCAAATTGCCGTATATCTCCATATCCTTCGCTCCTGAAGACGAAAGAAGTACCGTCTGGGCAGCTTTCATCAGGTTGTCGTAAATCATATTACGATGTGCAGCAGGCTCAATGGTATCATCCAGGTAAAACAGATTCACGGCCTCGTAGTACATTTCTCTGGCACGGGGACGGGAACAGCAAAAGGGTTCGTGCATGAGCATGGAGATGGCACGATCCTTTCCGTATTTGCGCGTAATGCCGACTACGGCAAAAAGCGCATTATAGTAGTCCTGCTCTTCTTCGGACAACTGATATTTGCAACCGGACTCAATGTAGTCCTGCAGCTGCTCGTAATAAGATTTCTCAAACATCTAAATCATCAAAAAAAACTTTTGAAACATTATTTTTGAACTCTATGGAACGGCGCATCTTGTCCAACCGCTGGGCCTGCGTCACATTCTCACCCGTGGCTGCCGCATCCGCCATGGAAATGCCTTCTTTGGCCGTCTGAAGGAGCTGGCCACGGTCATAATGATACTTCAGGGGTGACATAAGAAGGCTATAATAGAACATAAATTCGTTTACCTCTATGTTGTAGTACATGGCAATCTGCTGGGGTGTGTAACCTATCCCAGCCAGTTTCTCGTATTCCTCAATGGGGATACGGGAGAACCATTCCGGACGATTCTTATCTGTCCATTTTATTACCGATTCTGAATTCATAGACTTTCTTCGATTTTAAAAATACATACTGTTCCTCGAGAGCATTTTCTCCATAGTTTCCGGAACCTTCCACCACATAGCATCCGGTATCCGTGTCCAGGCAAGTCACTTTCTTGTGTGTCCATCCATAGGTTAGCGTAATGATACCCTCGTTATGCAGCTGCTTGAGTCGGGCAAAGATCAGCGGCATACGGAACTTGAGCGTTTCGGACACATGAAGATGAACGGTACCAATCAACCCTTTATCCTTGTACCGCAACAGCGCATTGATAATTCGCTCGTTGGTGGAATAAGTGGCCACATAGATGTGCCGCACGTAGCCGGCATGGCGAATCAGGTACACAATGAAGGTAAAAGCAGTGAAGCTCTTACGGGTTTCAATGAAGAAGGCTTCATTGGTTTCCGGAAGACGGCCGCACAGTTCCCTCAGGTTGTTCAGCTTGAAACACAGAATATTCTCGAACCGCTGGGAGTACATGCGCGACTGTCTCACCTCGGCAAACAATTCGTCCAGATTGAAGTACCTATTCATCGCCCAGTAACCGGTTTATCTCTGCCAGCTCGGACTGGTAGGCTTGCAGCCGTGCCCTCCGCTCCAGCTCGAGGTGTGGCTTATCTCGTTTGGCCATTTCGTCCTGAACCCGCCAGATGTTGTTACGTAATCTTTTCTGACGCACCATGAGCTGCTTCACATTCAACGTCAATAATTCTCTCCGGCGGTGGAATGCAGTAAATATCGGATGTTTGCCCAGGATGGAATGATGCTGCTGGTAGTAATTCAATTCTTCCCATATCATCCGGTTTTCGAGATAGGAGTTAATCAGTTCCCGAGCCACCTTAGCGCACTGTTCGGTAGACGTACATTCGCGAAGCTGCTTATGCAAATTCACATAGGCGTGATATTTGGTGAATTTTCGCGATGCCAGCGCTTCAAGTTCAGCCGGACAATCCGGTTCGGAAAGGAAAGGGAATTCATCACGGAACGATTTAGGTTTACGTTCTGAAAACAGCACAACCTGGGAAGATGCCACATAGGTATAATCTTCATCAATCCCATATTTTTTACACAACCAGTCAATCATCAGGCGGCGATTAGCCACCGGATTGGACTTGATCAGGCGTAAAGTCAAAGAGGGTGCGCCCGCCTCGATAAGAAGCTGCACACCCTCTTCGGCGTTCGCACCTGCACGCAACCAGGTGAGAATTGTTTGTTTCATTTCTTAGTATCCAGGAATGGGTTCAAAAATTTCACATTCTCCTGAAAATGCTTCAGGTAAAGGAAACATTTGTCTGCAATAAGCCGTTCGACCGTCTTTGAGTCAGGCTTCTGTGAGACGACCGGAAGAATCCATCCATCTGTATGGAAGTCCAGACGAATGGGGTGTACCGCATACGCACAACCATATACAGTGAGTAAGTGATACTTTCCAGAAAGGATTTCCGGACATTCTTCAAACATATCTGTCAGCTTTTCCTTCTCCAGCAATACCGGGCAATGCGTATTGTAATCATACGCTGCAACCCGTAGCGTATCACTCAGCAAAGCAGCAGTATTTTTCATCATAACCGCTTCGGCTCCGGTATAACGATTTGGATTGAGCATACCAAAATGCTTAAAGATGGCGATATGACACAAGCCTACATTATCTATCAGATAGGAACCAGGTTCAATCAGGATAAATTTTTCAGACACAGACTCAGATACTATGGCCAGCTTCAATACCTCGAGAATATCCAACTGGCTTCCTTCAGCACCATTGTATTCAATATGCTCGATAAACATATCCTTAGTATATTCTACCTGGTCACCAATGGTGACAAAGCGAATATTTTCAAGCAGGTATTGAGCACAAGATTCAATCACCTTCACAACCTCTTCTTCCCGGTGTTTCGCCTTGAAAAAGGGAATCACGACAGTATAAAAAGGATTTACATCCTGCGCATTCAAACCGCCTGTAGCACCTTCAGGTGAAGTATTCACCGATTCAGAATCGGTTTTAGCTTGTAATGTAGCGTCTGTTGCTTCGGATGCTGTATCCACTGCACCCAGATTTTCAGCAGGCTGCTCTACTGTAGCAGCCTGCTCTAAATTATCTTTTTTCTTTGTCATACACCTTCTTCTAATGAAGCGGCAGCAGCCGCTGTTAAACCTAAATAACCATCAATATCCGGGTCTCCTGTCTGAGGAATCAGATTCAGGGGAATACGTCCTATAGGAGTTGTAGGTATCTCGGATGCCAGTTCAATCGTATTTTTGCACGCCTCCTTATCGTCCTGGCCTTCATCAGAACCAAATCCCAAAGGAGTGCAAGGAGTACCAGCGATTTTCGCATCTTCAGTACCGCAATTAATCACGATAGAACCCAAGTCTTCATTCACAAGGGTATTGCGGCAAATCGCCATTTCTTTAGTGTCTCCTGGTGACTCCCACGCTGTATGATGCAAGTACCCCTTAGCATCGGCGGAACCAGTCAGAGTATCCCATGATTTAATGGTACTGGATGTACCATAGACAGCAATCGGTTTTTTGCCTTCGGCAAATTCAAAAGCAGTTACCGTAATACCATCAGTATCTTTTTCGAATTTTACCACATCTTCCCATCGAAAAAGAATTACATAATGCTTCTTGCCCTTCGGTCTACCGGCCGAAGAGCTTGTCTTTTTAACTGAAACTAAAGTTTCTGCCATATTCATACCTCCTATAATTATACACCCAGTTCTGCAGGTGCCAGTTCATCCACCAATGCAGTAGGTAAATACGCAAAAATGGCTTCCTTAATCCAGAATCCGGTACCTTCGCGCCACTCGCCCAGAACCTTAGCTGCATAGTCATCTGTAGTCATACGCAAACCTACAGCCTGCGGATTGCGTGACATGATATGTTTGAAGTTTTCTTTCGGAGTAATGAAGAAAGCACCGGTACCACGCATCCCCTCGATTGCACCAAACGTAAAGCGGGAGAAATCCACTTTGACTTTCTCACCATCCTCATTTTTTGTATTCGGGTATTTTGCACGATAGGCTCTTCCGTATTTCACAATCAGTTCTGGGTCGGCATGGATGAACATCGTCTTGTTCTTATACAAAGGACTCACTTCATCTACTGCCTTATCTATCTGGCTCAACAGTTCCTCCCCTTCACCAAGAGCTGCTGTATCTTTCAGCAACCAGGTGATATCAGTGTCAGAAGCCTTTTTCAAGTCACAGAGCTGTGTCAGGAATCCGTCACAGGTTTCATCCGCATTATTCGGAGTATATGTACTGCCTGAAGCGGAAGGTTCTTTGTAACGTCCCTTACACAAAGCTATTTCGCGGTCATCGTCCAGTTTCGGCTTAATCAACTGCTCTACGATGTAACGCACAATTGGCATATCTTTCGGTTCCAATGACTCGTCATAGAGATATCCCAATACATCGTTAATGATGTCAGACGGATAAATCTCTACGTTAATCTTCATCGGGAACTGTTTGATGGTCAAAGGAGTAAATTTAGTCTTACCTTTAGGGGTAAACTTCGGAGTAAATGTCTGAAGAACCGATTCAATGGCAGACTGTGAAGCACGTACCTCAAACTTGTCGGTGATTATGGTAGACATATAATTTGTACAAGATATCGGACCAACCAGTTTCTTAAAAATTGACATCTTGTCAGATGAAACATACTTTCCGAATTCAGTTTTCAACTCTGACGTGTCCACAGTCGTGTCACCCGTCCATACATCACCAGTTGCCGCAGCTACGTAAGCCTTGTTGTGAAGCAGGCTCATGTCCGGCTTAAATTCCTTTTTCATCTTACCATCTGTTCCGTTTGTGACCTCTACACCACCTTCACCTGGTAACTTACCCAATTTTTCATTTTCAGCCTTCAGTTTCTTAATTTCATCCTGAAGCTGAGCAATGGTAGCCGCGTCTTTTTTTGACTGGGCTTCATATTCAGCAGCTACACCTTTAACCGATTCCTCGGCAGATACCCCTTCTTTCTCCTCCAGTTCAGCCAAATCCTTGACGAAAGCATCCGTAAATTGCTTTCCCCATTTTTCAGTAAGTTTCTGCTGATCACCGGCAGAAAGAATGGAATGGCCATCGGCATCCTTGGCAAAAGAAGAGATGCCCAGAAACGACATGACACCAGTAACCGTCAACAATAAATTTCTGTTTCGCATTTTATTTTATGTTTTTTGTTTGTAAATAGGCCGTAACCGCATTGTCTCTTGCGATTTCACGCGCCCTGTTAATTGCATATTGTTTATCACCGATAGAATCAATCAGGCCGTATTTCAGTGCGTCCTCTGCATAGAACATACGTCCGGAAATGATACCCTCTACTGACTTGTCTAATTTCTCCCCACGGCGTGCTACCACTGAATCCTGGAATCGTTGTGCCAGCGGATTCAGCTCTTCGCGTTTGATAAGGTCATACTTGCCCTCTTTAGCCGCTTCAAATGGTGCGTTCTTATAATTGGACAAATCGGAATAAATGGTGTGTATCTTGACACCCTCTTTCTCATAATACTTCGCATAATCAGGGAATGACATCATCACACCGATGGAGCCGAACTCGGAAGAAATGGTATTCGATGCGATAATCTCGTCACAGAAAATGGCCGTGTAATAGTTGGCAGAAGCGCACATATCGCAATATGCGATTGTAGCCTTCCCATTTTTACGCGCAAATTCAATCGCCGCGGTTAATGGAGCGATGGCATCCACACAACCACCGCCGGAATCCATATCCAATATGATTCCAGATATATTCGGGTTGGAGGCAGCTTCATATATCATATCAGCTATCTCGGTAGTACCATACGCACAATACGTGCCATACTTCAGCATGGTACCGTGTACGGGAATAATTGCTACGGTATCATCCGGAAGGTCACCGGCAAAAGAAGATGTCCGGCTCATCTCTTTGGAGTAAGCCTGACCTTCGATAGGTTTACGATCTGCCAGCGTACCTTCTGCGGACTTGTCGAAGGAACCAGTAATAATCTGCTCCAGAATTTGGTGCGATGACTCCACGTCACGCAAGGCAATAGCCCATTGGGAGCGCATAATGGCAGAATACAGGTGTGATAAATGCATAGTGTAATTATAGTTTTTTCGTTGCTACAAAAGTAGATGCACTATACCACGCATAAAAGGACTATAAAAACTTGCTCGATTCCGGCTGCTGCCCCTTATATGTCACTCGTAAAGAATGGGGAGAACCGTCACCTGACAGGCTTAGCACCACCGGGAACTGGTCGGTACCAACTACCCTCGAATTGCCGTCAGTATAATCCAACCGAACTAAAATATAGATTCCTATCCATGCCATTATTTCTCTCTGATTCTCTTGAGAAGAGTCAGAAAACGAAATTGTGAGATTAACCTCGTAATTTGTTCCATCAGAAGATAACTGCTCGCTAAAATCAACAGATGAAAATTTCATTTTGTCCCAAATGCCCGATACCTTAATCTGTGATACACCCGGAACATTAGTCACCGTTGATTCAGACAATGCGATAAAAGACACGCCGCAAATTGCAGCCCGTTTACTTTCTCTATTTTGCATAATTGCTTAAAGTTTAAGTAGTTTTGCACGTGAACCTGCAAAATCAATTAAAGATTAATGTGTGAAATAATATTAAGGGAAAAGGCTTAATTGAAGTTCTTTGGCAATCTCAGTAGTTATGCGACGACGATTACGGTAGTCATATTTTTTTACCGTGTCGTAATTAACTGCATTTCTCTTGATATTATAGCTATGAAGAAACGCCTGGATAATCTTATCCTGCTTGTACCCCTTCGAATAGCCTACAAAGAAGTATTCCTTGATACGAAGCCTGAACTGAGCTTCGATGAATAATCGCAGCTGCTTCTGCTTCCATTCTGGAATGTAAATAAAATTCTCACTAAATATGGCATGGTTCCATTCCTGCACAGGAAGAATTATCCGGAAAGGATTCTCCCCCAGCTCTTGCTTTCTCGGTCGGTCCGTAATGGTAACCATTGCCTGGATCATGCGACCTATCTCATGTGTACCATCCGCCATCAGCTCACCCGTACGCCGGTTCTGCTTCAGCTCATGGTATAGAAAGTCCTGAAGATGCGGTGCCAAATCAATAATAACGAAAGGTCTGTCCATAATAAATATGCTTTACGCAAAGATAACCATAATGCGGTAAATATCTCGCATAAAACCATGCATATCAACCCACCTTTCCCATATATAGGTCTAAAATTCGTGCTTGAGTGCAAAAACAGCCTTAAAAAATCATATCTATTTGATTATCAACACATAAAAACCGCACTATTTTCGTACAAAACCCGTACAAAATCGAGTGCGCTGGTACTTTCGTGCATTTTTCGTGAGAAAGTACGGATAGTGCGGAATCGTGCAAAAAGAGTGCAGCCCAAACATTTTGAATATCAATTAATTAAATGAATAAAAATTCACTCCGCACGATTGCACGATTTTTTTTCTAAAATAAATAAGGGTATATTTACATCCTTAAAAAAAATAAAAAAAAGAATATTATTATATGCCGGATTCCGCTTTTTCGCACAAATGCACACCAATTCTTAATCTATCTAAAAAAGGGGTGAGAGGGGAAAAGCCGGACAGGGGAAAACAAATGGCGCACCGCACGCACAGAGTGCGTACAGTACGCCAGGAAAATGCTTCGACTATGATTTTCGATAAATGCTTCGACTGTTGTTTACATCAAATGCTCAGGGTAATATGTATCGCATAAGAATTCGAATTCACGGGGGAGCTTTCGGCACCCAACTATCACCGCAATACCTCGTGCGGCCAGCTCGTATAAACGCTGGGTCGTGGATGGGCTTTCGCGGAAATTAAAGTCATCTACCAGCACATAATAGGCCTCTGAGAGTTCGATGTCATATACGGAATGCTTCAGAATCTTCCTGGCATCGCTCCTGATGGTAGCCAACCGGCAGCGCATGGCCAGCTCGCAAACCATGTTCGTACGCTGGTTATTATCCGGACTGATGCAGGTCATTATTTTGTTGTTTTTTTTGCTCATATAATTTGCTATTTATTTGGTAGTTAGCTAAAAAAATCGTACCTTTATAGAGTAATAAATTGGGGTATCGCATACCTACTTTGAGTAGAAATGTCTGCTCAAATGAACAGGTTTTACGTATCCTGGTCTTCTGTATATTTTCCGATAATCTGCCGAAAATTCAATCTTATCCATACTTATGTCATCGTGCTGATGATAGTATATGTACTGGCAGACTACTTTAATAAACACATCAATACTTTCTGGAATAACCACTTCACAGACGTTGATAGTATCGCCCGGTGCCAGTCCGTCAAGCATATTATAAACTTCTTCCTGGAACTGAACGAATCTCACCATATCTTTACGGTATACGTCCAGTTCGGAGTCATCATTCAATCTATATTTAGATAAATCATTGTTCATCAGTAAGAAATTCTGCTATCATTATTATTCACAGCCTTTTGCTGCGCATATTCAGAAGATGTATAGTACTCAGGTGTACCAATGGTAAAATATTCCACACCGCCTGCCTTATCGTCCAGGATAGGATTTCCGGTACGGGCGTCAAACTTGCAAGGCTTCCCGGTTACCGGGTCCAGCTTCTGCGGGTTGAAAATGTAGCCGCGGAACTGGCAATACTTCAGCAATCTCTTCTTAAACTCAGTAGGAGAATTAGAAAACTTGCGCATGTTCGGATCATAGTTGCAGTATTCATCATACAGTGTCTTACGAACCAGCCGGACATTCAAGTGAGAATCTGCACTGAAGTATTCATCTGCCCAGGAAATGAATACCTCAGTGATTTCCTGACGTAACCTACGTTCAATCAAACGCTCCTGCGGAGCCTGTACGACTCCAAACTGAAGGTAGAGCTGCACGCAATTAGCTACCAGATTCCAGCACAAGTTCCATTGTTCAAAATCCCATTCCGTAAAGAAATTGCATCCGAAGTCATCTATCGGCTTATGGGTGTCGTTGTAAAAATCACTGAACCCCAACAGCCATTGACGATCTGTGAAAGAAGCACCTTCACCCCGGATGGCATGATTAGTGGCAATGTATATCTTTGGAGAAGTCTCGTATGGAAATGTAATACGGCGGCCGCCCTTATAATTGACTGTCCAATCTCCTGTAAGATTTGGGAATAGACGTTCAAAGTTAAAGTTCATCAGCACGTCATCAATGAATACCAGTTTGGTATTCTCCACCACATCGTTCCATACGAACTGGTCCTCCAGCAAGTCTTTCCGCTTCCCGTTCACGTAAGCTGAAGGAAGAATATGTTTCATCAGCACACCGATAAGCGATTTACCGGAACGGCCATTTGACTCTCCCACCTCTGATTGCTTGCCGTCCATGCCAATGACCGCGCGGTTAACGGATACATCCTTGTACTCCATTGCCATATAGCCAATCGCACAGAGTTTGGCAAGCAGATGTTTCCTGTTCTCAAGTAATTCCTCCGGTTCAATCTCTACATCTCTCTTACGCCAGGTGAAGTTGCTGGTATTGATCAGGAACTGCAAAAAATGGCAGGTCTTCCCTTCCGGAGACAAGGTATAGTCCAGCGTGTCATCATGCCCGGTGAAGGTGATCAGTGGGCGGCCAAGGTATTTTGCCGGGAAATCACGTCGCTGTTCTGCCCATACATGATGGGTGATTGACTCGTATCCAAGCTCCTTCACTTCATGCTGGGTCACACGCCAGCAATTTTTCTGAAAATAGAAAATCTGTTCGGTACCTACCGGATGAAGGAAGTCAGGATAAATGAAGTGCAGCAGGGATAATTTATCTGGCCCTACATACTGTGTCACGCCCTTAGACAGCATTTCGTTGATAGCTTCAGAACAGTTGTTTTCCGCAAACTCAAAAAGGAAGTCGCGGGCTTCTGAAGCCTCGATTACACGTACAAATGGCTGCTCCAGCCGGATGAACTGGAAAGAACCATCCAGTCTCCGGAAGCGGCCAAAGCCACGGTTCTGCAGGAACCGACGGCTGGGTACATAGCGGAACTCATATTCCGTGTAAGTATCACCGCTCCGGCGGGATTTCTCCACCGCTTCCCAAAACATTTCGTCAGATTCAATCGCCTGGGCAGACTCAAGCTGCCCGGATTCATTGATACGCCAGCGGTGTGAACCATAGCGGAACTCCGGAAGACGTGACAACACATCCTTGTGCATTTCGGCAAAATGCTTAACCGAATCAAGGCCCCATAACGTAGACAGCTTATGGTCAGTGTATGCCGAAATACGAAAAAGCTGAAGATACTTACCGGTCAGGTTCTTTTCATTAATCAGCTGGTCGAAGTCGGCCATCAACTCCTGTTCCTTACCCTGAAGGGAACCAGACAGCAGGTCATCAATGCCCTTTTCGTTTTGCTCATTTTTCTGCACATGGCCGACATAGATTTCTACGTATAGTTCTCTGTTCCGGAGAGAACCCATATAGTCACGGAAGTTACGCGCTGCATAGTAGAAATTACGCGGACGCTTCTCTACCTGGTCATTGATACGGATGTTGGCCGAAAGGTCATTCCAGTCCGAATCCATAATGAAAAACACTTCCTGGACATGACACTTTTCGATGATTCGAATCAGGTCTTCAGGAAGGCGGCCACCGCAGGCAATGTTCTGTATGCCGGATATAGCCAGCGAATACATGCCATGCTTACAGGCTTTTTCTGCTTTCTTCTCACCTTCCTGGATGAAGAGTCGCTGCAGGTGTTCACCTTTGTTATAAAGCTGACGGATTTTGTCCGGAATGTATATCGGAGTACCGCCCCCATAAGGTGAACGGTACTTGAAGGGTTTGCCTTCCTTATCCAGGTGTTCCTCCGGGTACTGCCAGCGAACACGGAAGTATTCGCGCATTTTGCCGGTCGGTTTACCTTTTGCATCCTTCTATTCATAAGTAACAGGTTTCCCCTCGAGGTCATAATACTTGATAATTACATCATCGCCATTCAAGTCGATGTCACCTTTGGAATTGACCGTACCTTTGCTGAAGGTATGGGATAATGTCACTGTACGGTTAGTGGTAGAATCAAAGACATGTGCTACCACATCGTCCATGGTAAGTCCTGACCCTTGAAGCATAGAGACACAATAAGAAGAAGCGTCCAGCCCCTTAAGCTCTTTAGAACCTTGTTTGGGTTTTGTTATCTTTGGTTTCGCAGGAACAGGAGAAGAGCTAATATCCACCCCAAATCGTTTAGCCAGATACAATAGCGCATCGTTGAACGCCATGTTCTGTACTTTCATCAGGTAGGTGAGTGCGTCATGGCCGCCGACGTTGCACTTATTAAAGCACCCATATAGTTCTTTCTTTGAATTGTAATTGAACGTATTTTTACCACATACCGGGCATTTACCCCGGTAATCGTACCCTTTTTGCTCTTCCATGTCCTGGAAGTCTCTAATGACTTCCAAGACATGCCCCTCTGCAGCTCTTTTTATTCTGTCAGTGTTATCTTTGGTTATATATTGGCTCATATTCTGGTTATTTTTTGCAAAGGAAAAAATTAGAAAGTTGCTGCAAAAGGACTATTTCTTAGTAACTATCTCCAACCTGACTCGCCCATGCAGTCCATTGTTTAGGAAAAGTCGGGTGATTTTCATCCATATATCGTCTTCCGCTGCGTAAGGGGCAAACGCCCGAATAATCTTACGAGCATGATATTTTTGCATCCTACGGCGTTTTACCAGGTGCAATCTATTCAGTTTTACACTATCTTTTTTTCTTGTCATGGTTTTTCTTTTTTATGAAGAATTTGTGCTTAGCACGCAATCTTCGGTTCAATTCTGAAATACGGTCGTATTCAGTGGGTATGTCTTTATATGTTACCATCTAATAAAACTCCTGCTATATCTTGAGAAAGCACATCAAGAATAAATATCCGTTCATTCTCTGTGTAATTTTGAATATGTTCCCGGACAAAACCAAGTTCCATCCGAGCTACCTCCTTCAGTTCTTCTCCCCTTGGAGAGAGATAACCGATACCGGCTATCTCGGCCGATATTTCCGGATTTGTATTTTTTGTTCGGTCTGTCATAATATCCCTCTTTTTATAAGACGAGATATTGCTATTTCTTCTCCCAAGCCAATCAAAAGCCAAGGATCGGCATATTCAACAGTAAATTTCGACATATCCTTATATTCAGCATGCTCCTCAATCTTTATGATACGTAATACACATTTATTATGCGTTTTTTCGATTGTCATCTTTAGTATATCAGTAATTTCTTTATCGCATAAAAAACTTATTTTTTCCATACTACTATATTTTCATCAGTCATCCTCTATAATTTTCTTCCCACAAAAAGGGCAGTACTGGTAAGTTAAGTCAATACTGCTTTGAGTTTTACAAAAGGTACCATCCTTCTTTTTCTTGCGATATAAAACCTCTATAGAAGGAAGTAAACGTATCTTTCCATTAATAGGCGTAAATACACCTCGTATCATTGCATGGGGGTCACCTGTGGCCTCTCTCACTTTCTCCTTAGCTTCTTCAAAACAATTACATGCCATAATCAATCTATATTATTTACTGGTTCATAGTCAGGAATCTCACTCCAAGAGCCCCCTTCTTGTACAAAATGTTCTGTATTCACAAATTCGGGGTCGTCAAAATGACGCTGAATGGCATTGATTATATCTAATTCTTCTTCAGCACAATCAATATCTCCCCGCTCAACATGTTTTGCACATATATCACCAAAAATATCTCTGATTAGGTATAACTGTTCGTCTGTAAAAATATTATCTGCCATATAACAATAATCCTTTCTCCTATCCAAGCAGGATATACATCACAAACAGGAATAGGTAATACATTTTAGTTTTACTCATCTTTCTTTATTATCACTGCTATAGTCTTGGTTCCAGTACCGCTTTCCTTGAAAGCGCCTGCTTCAATCTCGTATTTAAACCCTCCATTATCCTTTAGCCATTGTCTGAAATCCTTACACTCAGATTCACTTCCCAATTCCCAGTGAGGACCAGTTATTGCAGCCAGGACACCTCCGGGATTTAAGCACTCATACATACGCCTTACATGCCGAATGTCCTGATTTTTACTGAATGGTGGATTTGCTATAATCTTATCATACTGTGCAACATCACACTTCGTAAAGTCATCTCCAAGAATACGTATATTATCCTTTTTCGATAGAATCTCTTTATTCTCCGGCATAAGTTCATAGCAATCTACAATTATGTCCGGACAGCTTCGATGAATCGCATCTATGATAGCACCAGTACCAGCACTGGGTTCCAGAATCTTTTCATCTTCATGCACGCCACCTGCCAACATAACAAGCCAGTCTGCTACTTCTGGAGGTGTTGCAAAAAACTGGAAATCCTGCTGTAAATTGCACCTCTTACCATCATGAAGAATAGAGAATACACGATCGGCATTGAATGGAAACGTGAATCCCTGCACCTTACCGCCTTGCCAGCTTCCACCTGCTTCTTCAATCCATTTCTTTGCTTCAGCATAGGACTTCTTATTAAAGTGTACTTGAGGAAGTTTTAAAATATTGTCCTCAAGCGTGCAATGCATGAGGATTTCCTCCACGCTCCATTTACTTCCCAGGTCATCCTGTTTCTTCTCCTCTTCAACAACATTTGGAGCGATCAGTGAAGATATAGTGTTTACTACAAGGTTACTTACTGACATAAATTCATTGACGCAAATAAGCGCATCTGTAATAAATTCGGTATCTACATGACCTGTATCATCATAAACATCTATGCCTTCTACTGAAGCTGTTATATCTTTCAAATTCGCTACGCTACCACGTAACAGAGCGATTAAATTCTCTTTTTTGCTCGTCATAACTCTTTTGTAGATAAATTCTTGTTGTATCAATACTACCATGACCAAGTATATCTGCAAGCTGCACAACGTCATTGTTTTTTTTCAAATACATTTTTGCAAAAAAATGCCTGAAAGCATGAGGGTGCATTTTGCTTCTATCTATCCCGCACTTATCGCCCCAGTCTTTCATTGACTGGCACAAGCCTCGCTGTGTCAACCTACCGCACTTACCTATTGCGATATATCCTGTCTTGTGACTCTCTTTCACGTATGCTTTTACTTCCGCCTGTAACTGCCTGCTGAAAAAGAACCTACGGTACTTGTTTCCCTTTCCTTTTAGAGTGACTTCGCCGGAAAGGATGTCTTCCCATTTGAATTGAAAGAACTCGCTTACCCTCGCCCCGGTTGTAGCCAGTATCTTGATGAAGAAGTATCTATCCCGATTAGGACAAGTTTTTAAATATTCAAGCAGCCGGTTGTATTCGGCTTCCGTCGGAACATTCTCCGTATTCAACTCTTTCTTGAACTTTGGGCGCTTCAACTCTATCGGCTTCTTCATCCATTTGCTGAAACGTTCAAGTGCGGTAATACGCAGGCGTATTGTTCTGGGAGACAAACCCTCATCCTCCAGCATCCGCACAAAACGCTTGTAATTGTCAACCGATACCTCGTTGGCGTATTCGAAATATTTCTTAATTGAAAAAGAATATATTTCCAGAGTGTGTGGAGAGTAATCTTCATCCTGTGTAAGGTAATAGATAAAATCGTTCATCAGTTTCATATTCTTATCGGAAACATCGCTTAGCTTCTCCAAAGGTTTAACGGTTTTCTCCTTTCGTGTACGAGAGTACCCAATACCAAGATAATTAAGGAACCCACATAGAGCATCTTTAATGTATGGTTTATCAGATAATTCAACAGCATTCTCTCTGATATATGCCCTATATCCTTTACGGTTAACCTGATAATCACTTTCAAGGAATGATTTTACGCCCTTAATTATTTTACCAATACTCTCATAACTTTTGTCAGTACTATACAAGTTAGTTATGTATTCTATAAATATTTTTTCTTTCTCATAATTCATAATTAATTCCACATATTAGGTCTATCTTTAATTCTCTTGAGGTAAGCGGCAATTTTACGGGAAGCATCTTCCCCGTTTTTAACGAATATCCTGGTATGGGTTTTGTCTCCAGGTATCGCTACATACCTACCATTCTTTTCAATTTCACGTTGCCGTTCTATTTTCAGTTCAGTACCGGAAGGATTCTTTTCAAGGTCTACCTTGCGCGGAATTAACGGGTCGCCTTCTGTTATCATATCATTAAAGTTTAAGTTTAAACATTCATAGACTTGTAACACGAGATAAGTTCTGCAGTATTATTTACACCCAGTCGAGCTCTCATATTGTTGCGATGCCGGATCACGGTAAATACAGAAATATTCATTTCGTCTGCTATCTGCTGGTTAGTCATACCTGAAGCTATCAACTCAAGGATATTTTGCTCTTGAGTAGTCAGCTTAGTATTGAGAACCGGGGAACAAACTACACCACACAATTTACAGTCAGCTGTGTTTCGCAACGGGCATGATACCTGCTCGATATGCAGATTCCCTCGCAAGTCAATATCCAGCTGGAGCGTATCAAATGAACCGAAGTTACATCTGCAGAAACGGTGAACCATCATATACTCATAGTAGGAACGGTTCATGCTGCTTCGTGAATATAATTCAGATAAGGCTGCAAATGCACCCGGGTATCTGTCATTAATTAGTTGCAACATAGATTGAATAATCTCCCGGTCTGTTTCTTGTAACACTTTTACCGGGCCGTTCATAGGCTTAACCATCACATCCCCTTCAGGAGTGCTATAGAATTCGATATTTGCAAAATCAATCATGGCTTAGGAAATAATTCTTCAATGGGACGACCTAATACTTCAGATATAATTTTTTGTTTAAGTGGTGGTGGAGTAATCTGTCCAGATAACCACCTGTACACCACAGACTCAGAGGTCTGTGTTTTCTCCATGAGCAACTTCACAAGTTGTGATCGCTCATTCGGCTGGGACTTGATGTCAGTAAATACCATTTTTTCAAGATTTTAGTTAATAATGTGCGTGACTGAATCTTTTTTTGCTATTTTCGTCACGTCAGAAAACTTTCGTCACGCAAATATGCGTAGTATTTTTCGCATATCAAAGTATTTATGCGGTAAATATTTCGCATTAACAGTATATAACAGATGGGAAATAAGAAGACTAATAGTGAGCTAAAAGAACGAATGCTGCAAATATGCGCTGAATTGGGACTATCAGCCAATAAGTTATCAGAAGATAGTGGTATGAGCCGTGAGTATATTCGACAAATGAAGGACTATATATCCCCTGAAATGCTGCGGTACATATCTCGCACATACCCACACATCAATCTTATATGGCTAATAACCGGCGATGGGGACATAGTAAATAAGGCTAATGGCGAGGACGTATCCTTGCTAATACGAATGCTGAATGAAGAGCGCGAAAAGAATAAATATCTCAGCGATAAAGTATCCCAGCTCGAGGAGGAATTAAAAAAAATTAAGTCCTGAGTGCATTTGCAAATCATTTGTACTCAGGATTTTTATATACCGTAAGCCGGGACAATATCGGGACAAAACGATATAATAATCAGCTCAATTAAACATACAACATCATTGATAATCAAATAGATAAGACGCTAAACATTTGGTAATAGAATCCAGTCACCCCGACTGGTGAAAATGAAGAGGCTGTCTCAAAATCGAGTTGGGATGGCCTCTTTTGTTTTATTTCAAATTGAAGTCATTTGGATTTTT